GCGCTGTTTTGGGATGCCGTCGCCTGCGTGACCGCCTGCTGGATGGTCGCCAGGGGCGCTTCCACATTGGTGCCGTGCCTTTGATCGCCCACCACCGCCAGGAAAGGCCGATTTGCCGGCAGCACCGCACCCTGGGCAAGATAGGGGATCTTTGGTGTTGTCACCGTCTGCAGCTGCACACCATAGCTGTTGCCGCCTACACCGGGCACCCAGTCGGGGATGGTGAAGCGGATCTTGTTAGCCGCCCGGATCACCCCGTTCAGTGCCGCCGTGATGCCTGCAAGCATATTGTTCAGCAGTCCAATGACCCCGTTGACCACAGTCTTCAAAAAGCCTGTGATGCCATTCCACGCCTGCTCCCAATTGCCGGTGAATACGCCGGTGATAAAGCTGAGAATGCTGCCCAGGCCGTCCAGCACCGCTCCCACAGCATTGCGCAGCAGTTGGGTCATGCTGCCGAAGGTATCGCTGAAGGCCTCCGTCAGCAGCGACAGAATAGGCTCCACCGCCTGCCACAGCATACGCATGAGGGTCCCCAGGTCCCGGAAGATCCCCGTGATCACCTCCCCCCGGACGCTGACCGTCTCCGACAGGCCCAGGAAGGCCGCGTTCCAGTCCTCCAGTACTCCGATCACCGTCTGGCCGATAAACTGGGCAATGGGCTTTAAATCGTCCCATAGCTGCCGCAGCCCCTCCAGCACCGGTCCCAGGACCTCCGCCAGCAGTGTCAGCGCACCGGAAAGGGTGTCGCACAGCACCGGTGCCAGCTTCTCAACGACCCACACCAGCAGCGGTGCCAACAGCTCAAACCACAGCCATTCCAGCAGTCCGCCGATCTCCCGCCAAACCTGGGACCAGCTTTCTCCCAGTCCCTTCAGCGCTGTTTTCAGCGCAGTAAAGTCGATTGCCTGCAATGGCGCCAGCAGCTGCAATATTTTGTTCACCACCGCCTGCATCTGGGGCGTCAGCTGCGCCACCTCCTCAGCCTTGGGCAGACTGCCCGCACTGCTGCCGCCGGTGGGGGCGTTGAGCCGCTGGATCTGATCGAAGTCCGCCAGGCTGCGCCGGGTCGCCCGGACAGCGCCGGTATAGCGGTTTTGTGCCTTGGCGGCGTTGTCCGCGCCCTGGGCGGCGCTGTCGTAGCCGGTCAGGGAATCCACCAGCGCCCCCATCACCAGGCCCACCTGATCCGCCAGGGCTGTCATGTCCCGGACCGCCCGATTCACCGCCGGAAGCAGTACAGACCCCAAAGGCGCTGCCGCCTCCAGAACAGACTGCCGGAGCCTGCCCATATTCATCCGCAGGTACAGCACCTGCCCGTCGCATTTTTCCATGTGCCGGGTCAGATCCACCGTCTGGACAGTCAAGGGGGTCAGATCGGTCTTATCCACCAGCTCCTTGATTTGGGTAACCAGGCCCTTGATGGCATGCTCCGTGCCCTCCAGCAGCAGGTCAATATCCTTGACGGATTCCTCGATCGGTTCTGTATCCAGCACCAGGTCTATGTATGTTACTTTGTTTCTCGCCATAGCTTTCCTCCTTTCATGGTTTTCCCTTCAGCAAATTCTGCAGATATGTCTTCTGTGCCTTTTCTTCGGATGTGTACCGCTTGGGGATATCCACCCGTTTTTTGTTCTCCCTGTAAAAATCCTGCTCCCATTTTTCCAGCTTTTTGCCGCTTTGGAGCTTGTGCCGGATGGATACCACCGTGCTCAGCTGTCCCTCACCGATGGCATGGAACCAGCTTAAAAACGTCCACCAGTGGACAAAGGGCAGCGCCCGGATCTCCTGGCCTGCCACCTTGTTCACGTCCGCCACGATCATGGGAGCATCCTGCTGCCAGTCCAATAATTTGGGACCGGGCTTTTCGCTCTCCCGGCTGCCGCCGCTGAGGAACTCCGCCAAAAAATCCAGTGCCGCCTGCCGGTCCTGGGGGATGTCATCGTAAAACAGCGCCAGGGCGATCTGCCAGCGCAGATACTCCGGCAGCTCCCGGTCCTCCAGATAGCCGAAGATCTCCAGGATATCCCGGAAATCCCCGTGGATGGGGTAGCGCTGCCCATGGATCACCGCCTCTGTGGGCAGCTGCCAGGGGCTGCTCACTGACCTGCCCGGCGTGCCTTGGCCTTTGCCACCGCCGCCTCCGTCTTTTCCTTGGCGCAGCTTTCCGCACCGGCCACCAGTACCGGCTGCAGCGCCAGGAACAGATTGGTCACCACCCGCTCTCCGTTGCCGGCAACCGCCAGCAGATTCACGCCGCCCAGCAGCTTGTCAAAGTCGTTTTCCGGACCGAAGACCCAGCCCAGCAGGTCCTTCATCTGCTTGTCGGCAGACTGCATCAGCTGCAATGCGGCACTGCCGCTGTCCTGCCCCTCCAGGGACTGGGCCTTTGCAGCCAGGTCCTGCTCCAGGCCTTTGATCTTCTGGGCCGCCTCCAGGAAACGGGCATACACATTGGGGTCACTGGGATTGAACCGCAGCACACCGCCGCCCAGCTTAAATTCCTGAATACCTGTGTCAAATTGAATCTTTTTCATTGTTTTTTACTCCTTTTTATAAAAAATTTTGATTTTTTTCGCATTTCAAACGCACCGCAGGCGCTATTTCGATCCGTCCGCAAAGCGGACACCACAACTGTGCGCAAGCATCAGCACTGGATGATGCTGAACTTCAGATCCCGGTAGCAGCCGGTGGCCAGGCCCTCCCAAACTACGCTGTAGCCGGACAAATACGCCATGCAGCTGCCGCCGGGATAGGTAAACAAAAAGCACCCTGCCTGGGGCAGGATGCTCTGCATGTATTCGTATTCCGCCTGGGTCAGCCGGGAATAGTGGAAGGACCAGGTCCCCACCTTGCGGCGCACCACAAACCGGTGCATCACGCCGCTTTCGTCCCGACCGGAGTCAGCGCTGTCCAGGTCCTCAAAGGACATTTCCACCTGTGCGTCCGGCGCAAGCATCTGCTTGCCATCAATCTGATAAAGCGCTGTCATTGTGTTCATTTTAAAACCTCCTTGTAATTGATTCTTTTTGGGATACCGCACTATCATACACCCCTGACCCACTGTAGGGAACGGCCTATGTGCCGTTCCGCAAGCGCAACGCGCTTGACCGATATACGTGCAAGGTGCATTGCGTGTCGTTACCCGCTATCTCTGCTCGGTAACGTTCCTTCCTTGCACGTCGTTTACGGACACCCGGGGACGGGTGTCCCTACAATAGAATCCGTAGGGACACCGCTCTGCGGTGTCCGCGCGGTGAAGCCGCAATCAAAATCCGTCGCCCCCGGCGACACCACAATTGTCAATTGTCAATTGTCCATTGCTCCCGTCCCACAACTGTGCACTCAGCACTGCTCAGATCCGCCCCGTGCCGTAGACCACCGCCATTTTCCGGTTGTACCGGTCCACCGCCCGGGCAAGCATGTCATCCCCGATGTGGATGCTCTCCACACTTTGCCGTGTGGCACGCTGCTCGCTGAGCATCTCCCGGAACACCTCCATCATAGCCCCCATCCGGCTGTCCAGCGCCACGGTCACCGCCTGCTGGATGGTCGCCAAAGGTGCCTCCACATTGGTGCCGTGTTTCTGGTCACCCACCACAGCCAGGAAAGGCCGATTCGCCGGCAGCACCGCACCCTGCGCCAAATACGGAATCTGGGGCGCATTCAACAGCTTCAGATTAAAGCCAAAGGATTTTCCTGCCATATCACCAAAAATATCCCAGTTTGGTAAGTTGAAACTGACACGGTTCAGCGCTCTGATTACCGCATTGATGCCTGTCACCACACCGCTGATCAGTCCGTTAATCAGACCGATCAGGCCGTTCACGGGAATTTTGACCCGTTCGACGATAATATCCCAAATATTCTGGAATATCCCCACGATATTCTCCCATGCGCCGGACCAGTTTCCTGCAAATACATTCTTGATAAAGTCCACGATGCCGCTGAAAATTCCTTTGATGGCATTCCATATATTCTCCACACTACCAAAAAATGCGTTCAGCACATTGCCAAACGCACCAAATTGCTCCGTCCAGTCCTTTGCAAAAACGCCGCTCAAAAACGCGCTGAGCTTGGTGAAGATAGACTGCACAAATCCAATACCCATCTGTACCTTTTCGGATATCCAGTCCAGTGTAGGGGAAATGAACTCGGTCACTGCACCCACGATTCCCCCGATCCATTCCGCAAACTGACTCCAAAGCTGCGGCAATGTTTCCGTAAAGAATACTGTCAACGCTTGCGATATTTCGTCCCAATGTTCTACAACTTCCGTAATTGCCCAAATAATTCCTGCTACCACTGCCATAACAGCAGCTACAATTGCTGTTATAGCTGGGCTTACCGGTGCAGCTAGTAGTATTCCTACCGCACTCAAGATAATACCAATTGCCGAAGCTGCATAATCGACCGTCTCCATGATTTCCTGCGCCCACCGATCCGTTGGTGACGACTCTTGAAATAATGCTGAACAGTTTTCAAGCGCAGCAGCTGTGTTTGCTACAGCACTTGCTATTGCCGCAGTATTGATTTCGATTTTCTGTAAACATATCTGCAATGAGGAAAAAGCATTTGTTATCGTTACACTGATTTCTTTGACCAGCGCATTAAGGGAACCGGTTCCTTTCAAAATATCTCCGATTGCAATTTCCGCTTTGCTGACATCTACATTTAATGTGATAATCTCATTATTACTTGCCATATTTTCACCTCACAAAATAATGACACCCACCAAATAAATCCGGCGGGTGTACAACATCCTATTTATTTCTCCTACTTGCATTGATCCGTGCGATCTCTTTCAGAAAAACAAACGCACGGTGAAAAACTTCATTATCTAATTGATCAAAATACATGATCGTATCGTACGACGAGCATTCCCATACCGTCTTTGGAATTGTGTTATATCTATTCTGCCATCCACGAATGCAAAGAAATCCCTGTAACCACATTGTTGCCGGAACGTAGGCAGCGTCGAACAGTTCATCATACGGAATCGTAGCATCTATTCTCGGTGTATATGGTTTTTTAACATTCAACCGCAAGCTCCGTTCCCTTAGTTCCAAATAACCAAACAAACCTTTCTGCATGGCAAATGGTGTCTTTGGATATAACGGTTTTGAATCTTGCTTTGACGGAATCGTTTGCCGCACCGATATCGGCAATACACCGCCGCAATTGGGACAGACCCCATTATCCGGCACATGCCGGATCATGCTGTCGCAGTATTCACACTTCATTCCCATCACACCCCTTTCCGCCATTATATCTGCCACAGCATCCCCTTGTCAATTAGCAAATCCTATCACCCTGACCCACTGTAGGGAACGGCCTATGTGCCGTTCCGCAAGCGCAACGCGCTTGACCGATATGCGTGCAAGGTGCATTGCGTGTCGTTACCCGCTATCTCTGCTCGGTATCGTTCCTGCCTTGCACACCGTAGGGGCGAACTGTGTTCGCCCGCAAACGCAACAAGCGCAACGCGCTTGACCGATATACGTGCAAGGTGCATTGCTTGCCATATTTTCACCTCACAAAATAATGACACCCACCAAATAAATCCGGCGGGTGTACAACATCCTATTTACTTCTCCTGCTTGCATTGATCCGTGCGATCTCTTTCAGAAAAACAAACGCACGGTAAAAATCGTCATTATCCTTTTGCGCAAACCAAATCATCGTATCTCGCAGTTTCTTTTCCCAGAAGATTTTCGGCAGAGGTATATGTCTATCTGCCCATTTCCGCACACACAGAAACCCGATCCAATGCCTGGTTGCCGCCACATAAGAAACATCAAACAATTCATGATAGGGAATCATAATATCCTTTTTGGGCACTCTTGGAAGTCTGGCAACAAGCCTTACGCTACTTTTATCGAACTTCAAATACCCCTCTTCCAAATATGCCACATGGTTTCTTACAATTTCAAACGGCGGCTCCGGAAATGTCAGTTCTGTGTTTGTTTCCGCTTGACCGCCCTGCCGCAAACGCATACCGCAATCACGGCAAAACTGCGCCTTGTCACCGCAATCTCTTCCGCAATTTGGACAAATCATTGTTATCACTCCTTTCCGCCATTATATCTGCCACAGCATCCCCTTGTCAATTAGCAAATCATATCGCCCTGACCCACTGTAGGGAACGGTCTATGTGCCGTTCCGCAAGCGCAACGCGCTTAACCGATATACGTGCAAGGTGCAGTGGTCATCGTTACCCGCTTTCTCTGCTCGGTATCGTTCCTTCCTTGCACATCGTTTTACGGACACCCGGGGACGGGTGTCCCTACAATAGAATCCGTAGGGACACCGCTCTGCGGTGTCCGCAAGCGCAACGCGCTTGACCGATATACGTGCAAGGTGCATTGCGTATCGTTACCCGCTATCTCTGCTCGGTATCGTTCCTGCCTTGCACATCGTTTACGGACACCCGGGGACGGGTGTCCCTACGACAGGATCCGTAGGGACACCGCTCCTGCGGTGTCCGCAAGCGCAACGCGCTTGACCGATATGCGTGCAAGGTGCAGTGGTCATCGTTACCCGCTTTCTCAGCTCGGTATCGTTCCTGCCTTGCACATCGTTTACGGACACCCGGGGACGGGTGTCCGCCCACAACTGTGCACTTAGCACGCAGCACTAAAAACAGGGGGGCATGCGCCCCCCCTGACCCTCCGATCAGTTTTCTGGCGTGAATGTTCTTTCGCTCACATCAAAGGTGCCCTTGGTCTTGAAACCGGTGAAGTGCAGCTTGAAGGGGATCTGATAGCCGGTGGTATCGCCGCCGTAGCTGGTGACCTCGATGTAGGCCTCCTCCCGGATGGCAGGGAATTTGGTACTGCCCTCCTCGGCGCCCCACAGCTTCACCTCCACCACGTCGGTGCGCAGCGCGTCCAGCACCAGGCCGTCATCAATGATCTTCTGCAGACGGGTAAACAGCGCGCTTTCCTCTACCGCGTAGTAGGGCTCTACCGCGCCGGTCTTTTCATAGGCGGAGATCATCACCTGGGTCTGACCCAGGATGTTCTTCTTGGTATCCACCTGGGCGGACAGCTCCGGGCTGAACTCCTCCAGGTCATAGCCCAGGCGTTCATAGTTTTCGATACCGCTTTCCGCGGTGTTGATGAAATGTGCCAAATACTTTCTTTCAATTTTTGCCATTCTATTCATTCTCCTTTATTTTTTATCCATTATCCATTCTTCTGATGCAGTCCACCGTCAGCGTAACACTGTAGGTGGACGTGCCGGTCTGTGGGTCCCGGCGCAGTCTGCCCTTTTGGGCGCAGATCCGCTCCCGGCTGGGCTCGTCACCGAATACCGGGGCCTTGCCTTGGACACTCTGCCGCTGGATCCAGTTCTGAAATTCCAGCAGCCACCGGGCATTTTCCGTGTTGTCCTCGTCCCCGGCAGCCACCCGGTAAAGGGCAAAATGATAACGGTTGCGGACCGTCACCCTGCCCAGCACATCCGTCTTTCGGCTCAGTTCCTCCAAGCCACCGGGGAACAGACCGGAATTGCCCGGCATACCGTCGGTGTAGTCAATGTACAGCAGTCCCCCTTCGTCCCACTTGGGGTACGTCAGCAGCCACTGCCGCAGCTTGTCCAGTTCGTCCATAATTTTTCCTTTCACAGTGCTGTAAATTTTCGTTTGCGGCCAGTGGCCGCGGACAGTACGTGCACGGTGCGGCAGGAATCGCTACTTCCCTGACCCGCTCGGTATCGTTTTTGCCTTGCACATCGTTTACGGACACCCGGGGACGGGTGTCCCTACAATAGACTCCGTAGGGACACC